TGCTAGTGTCTTTTAAAGGCACCTTTATGATTGTATCAAAAACATAACCGTCTTTCGTACCATGTCTAAACATTTGTTTTCTAGTTTGGACAACAGGACGAAGGTCTCTTTCAGCATTGAAATCGTAAATCAGATGACCATCACCGTAACCATCAGGTCCGCGAAAAGCGTTCCCATTGGCAAGTGTGGCTTTGATGGCAATTACAAATTCGTCATCAAATAACCTAAAATCGCGAAAATCTTTATTCAAGAGTCCAACGATTCTAGCATCTGTCCATCGATCTTTCTTGTAGAAAGGGCGAATATTGGTACCAAGAAAGTAATCAGCACCACATGACTCACGGAACGGACCTTTGCTATAAGACTTCTTAGAATTAACTTCGAAGCCATAAAAACATAAGGCCGTAACCAAGTCCTCGTAGCAAATAGAAGGAACAATAATATCGTCCCCATATACGCTAACGAGCGCAGTGTCGGCGTTGTTACGCTCGCAAACAGTTACAGCAATGGCATAGAATATGAGGCTCTCGAGTTCAAAAGTGAAACCGTTTCCCATTGAGGAAAACATTTCCAGCTCGTGTTCCCTACCTTCATAGTTCACCGTACCGGTACGTAGAGACCATAAAAGGTCAAACCACGTTTCTGGGCATGAGTGATACACCATTAGCAGCGCTTGCGTATTACTTGCATTTTTCACGTCAACAGTAACAAGCTCACCAGTTAGTGAACCTAACAATGCTAGCTGTTGATTTACGGTTTGGTCATAAAGATTACAACCAGCTCGTAAAAGGGCCTTTTTCATGTGCCTACCTACACCCTTTTGATAAGGTGTGTTCAAGGTGGGTTCCATTAAAATCGTTCTACGTGTAAAAGCATTCTTTAGTACCGAAGAAAGTCTTCCAGGTATTACTTTATACTGGCCGTTATGTAATGACCAATAATGCGGCATATCTGTATCTACTATGCTTTCAATGATAGTAGAAGTTCCTTCGAACACGTGGGCTCCGCGTCAAGTTTAA